CCAGAGAAGGTGGTGATACCCATTTAAATTTTCCTTGCAGGAGAAGGCCAGTCAGTCTCTGCAAGCGTCTGCCGGGACAGTCTGAAAGGCCGGATTACCCGGTGCCCAAATATTGGGAGTACTTGAATTTTAACACAAATAAAAAGGCCCCCGAAGGGGCCTTTTCTTAAGTTGTAGTGGGCGATTAAGCGCCGGGGGAGCCCCAGATGCCGAGAGGATCACTCACCCCGTAGCTGTATCGTTCCCTCGCCTTGTAACGCACGTTCCCCGTGTCAAAATCACCATCCATAGATGTAGACATCGGCGTACGAACGAAGTGCTTCATGCCATTCGGAACGTCCGTGATCAGGTAATACGAATCGGTATCTGTAAGGTAGTGGTTTACAGAGTAACCTTCCGGGATCGTACCGTTGGTCTTGATCGCGTTGATGTCGTTATCGGCAGTTGCTGTGCGGAGTTCAGTCTCCAGCAGGCGCGTAGCCACGAACATCAGGTTCGGCGGAACGATCAGCTTGCGCGGGCGGGCCGCAATAAGCAGACCGCGCTCGTCCTTCCAACCAGCAATCTGAATCACAGCGGCCTCAAGCGAGGTCTCGTTCAGATCGGCGGGGGTGGTCTGCGTGTTGTTGTTTGTGGCACCAGACACCAGAGGGTGGGCAGTGTTAAACAACGTAACGCCGTCACCCGACACAAACGAACCACCAGAGAAGCCGTTGTTCAGCGGGAAAGCTGCCTTAACCTGCTTCGTGTAGGCCATCGAACGGGCGAGAGCCTTGGTGTAACGCGAGGAGAGCGAATCGTAGAGGTTGTCTTCCATCGCCTCTTCGGTGATGGAGAAGCCCATAGCGATTGTTTCGTGGTTGTAACGGGCGGTCCAGACTTCCTGCGCGTTATCGTAGGAGATGGCAGAGCCTTCGGCCTTGACCGGGGCAGTGCCGAAGCCCGAAAGCTTCAGTTCCTCTTCAAACGAACGCTCGGAGGTTTCTGTCTCGTAGATCGCCTCGTCTTCGTTTTCGTACTTCTTATACTCAAGACCAAACAGGGCGTTTAGACCCGGAAGCAGTTCCTTGAGAAGTTGTGCGCGTGAAATAGCCATTTTCTATATTCTCCTATTACACGCCAGTCGGGTTCATGTAGGAATGGCCACGGGCCATCACAACAGTCGCGTTCTGAGCGTTGGTATCGCTTGCTGTGTAAACAGCAGCGGGCATGTTCCACTTGACCAGAAGATCGGTGAAAGCATCACCAACCGCAGACTCCGGGCCGTCAACAAAGCCAACGATACGAAGCGGCAGTGTTGCAGTAACGGCGGCGGAAGCCACATCAGCAGATGTTTCCGAGTTGCCAGTGGCAGTGTCGCCAGAGAACGTGCTGAAGCCAATATTAAGACCAAGCGATGTCTGAGGGACAGTATCGTCGGCCTGAATCTGCATCACAACGTCCGGATCATCGACCACATACGCAAAAGCGTCAGTGGCGACAGTGCCCGAGGGCCAGTACTGCTGGAAGAGCTTGTACTTCAGGTTCGGATCTGTGAAGGTGCAACCAACAAAAACACCAACAACGCCAGTCGCGGCAATGGTGGTGGTGCCAGTTTCTGCAACAACAACGCCAGAAGCGTTGATGGCAACAGGCTGGCCGTAGAAGATATTCGCGGCATACGCATTTGCAATCTTGATCAGACGGGTGGAGCCAGCATAGGGCTGACCGCCGATAAGATTAACAGGGCGCAGGCCATAGGGGGCTGCTGTAGAAGCCATGTTTTTTTACCTTGTTTAAAGCCGGGTTAACCCCGGCCCTTGCCAAATGTTACCCGCGTTGTGATCTCCGGCTTGGAGAGCGGCATACGCGGATCGTTTTCACGCATGAAGTTGTTTTCCACGGAGACCATCTGGTTCTGGGCAGTCTGACGGTAGTAGGCGTCACGCTCAGTCATTGTTTCTTCCGGGGCCTTGCAGAGAAGAAGGCCACCAACTTCAATGTTGTCCTTGAAATCCGAATTACGGTCACGCAACACGGTAATCTCAGGATGTTCCTCTGCCTTTACAGGTTCCCATCCCTGACGGAACTTGGATGACACATTCGTGTTATCAGAGCTATTCAGAGTGGAGGTGCGGACCCAGCGATAACGCCAGCCATCCTTCTTTTCTGGTTCGGGGAGAACCGTGGGCGGAGCCCAAGACTTCTTGCGCGAAGTAGCTTCGCGATTATCGCTTTCGCGAGGGGTGCGCTTATCCATTCATGGACCTCAATTTCTCAGCAGCGTACTGCTCGATTGTCAATCCGAGGCGCTTAGCGATAGCAACTTCGGATGCCGATAGCTGGATTTTGCGTGGTGGGGTCGAATTTCTTTTCACTGGAGCGACCACTACGCTCTTGTTCTGCTGAGTCGGCTTGCTATCGACTTCTTCCTCATCAGCAGCAATATGCGGGTAGCGCTTACGCACTTCCCTGTCGAGCGCATTCCAGTAATCTTCGGTACTGGGATCAATACGCTCAAAAACTACAAGTCGGTCATGGATGTGCCGCGCGTAATCGGTCATCTCGCGGTCACGACCAAACCAAGTGTTTTTCTTCGCCCATGCTACCGTCCGGGCATCCGGCTGCGGCGGCGGGGTCTGAGGCTGATACTGAGGTTCGGGTTCGAATTCCTCAATCTCAACAGGGCGGAAGCCCTTTACCTTGTCTGCCTCAATCGAGAGGCGCGCAAGATCCTTGTGTGCATCAACCTGCTTGTCGATGTCCCCGAGTTCCATAGCCTCCCTGAGACGCCGCTTGGCAACCTCAAGTTCGCTCTCAACCCGGGTCTGCATCTGATCAGCGATAATCGACTGACCAGAATGCAGAGCCTTCTTCAGGTTGGCATTTTCAGCCATAACCTGCTTAGCATAACCCGCAAGAGCGGACTGCTGGCGCTCAAGCTCCTCTTTCGCACGGCGTTCTTCGTGGTACTCGTACTTGAGCTTGCTTATACGCTTCTTGACCTTATCGCTGTACTGAGAAACCTCGTCTTCCTCTGGAAGATCGGGCTCACCAGAACGGCGGGGCCTATTCTTATCTTCAGGCGGGGTATCGTCTACGATCTCCACCTGAAGATCGGTTTCCGCGCCCGCAATCTTGTCGGGCTCCGGACCTACCGCTTCATTATCTATGTCGCTCATGCCCGCTCAATCCCTTCCGGATCATCAAGAGTCGCCTCGACGCTATCGTCGTTGATCAGGCGGAACTCCTTACCCCCTACCTTGAATCGTGTGCCGGAATAAGCACGGAACATGATCCAATCTCCGCCCTTGCAATAAGGGCCTTCGGGGAAGCGGTCGGGATCTGAATAACAATCAGGCCCCATTCTGAGGACTTGGCCAACGATACTGGCCGTCTCCTCCTTGGTCTTCAGGATATCGGGACGAATAATCCCGCCCTTGGTCTTCTCTTCCACTTCCGGCACCGAAATGAGAATCCGGTATCCGGTCGGCACAGGAAGCTTGTCAACGATCTCTTTCGAAATCTTGCTTTCCGAGTACATGCGTATTCCTACGTTATTGCGCCTTTTGGCGATGGCCACCTTTATGGTGTAAACCCATAATATATTAAAGAATACTCAAACCCAAAATCAGTCTTCGTCTTTATTTTTCTTCTCAAGATCAAGTATTTCTCTCTCAGCCATAGCAAGACCAGCAATAACGCCAGTCATATACTTATACTGATGGAAGTCTTGAGCCCCGCCAAGGGCAAGATCATCTGCAAAATCATTCATCATTTGACGAATTTTGCCCTTCAAAACAAAGAATTCGCTCAATTACCTGCCTCCGGTTCGTGCATTTGAAGAGAGCGTCTGGCCGACCACTTTAGCCGTTTCCAAGAGGATCTTGTCCTCTTTGTACTTGGCGTCTGTTTCGGCCTGCTTTTCCTTGACTTTGACCGCTTCGTCCTTGATACGAAGCTCTTCACGCTGCATGACTGTGAGCGGGTCATTTTCCTCCTGCTGTTGCTTCGCGGCCTTGGACTCTTCGTTGTGCTGCTGGAGGAGTCGGTCAGCAGCAACGGAGGCCAGTTTCGCGATATCGTTCTCGACATCCGGCGGAAGCTTCTCGCCAATCTGGGGAAGGCTCACGCCAAGCTTGAGTTCAATCTGACGCCTATAGGAATAGGCAAAATGCTCAGCAAGGTGCTGTTGCATGGCCCCGACAAAGGCCTGAGCATTCGGGCTCTGCGATACAAACTGCTGGTAAATCGGGTCCTGCATAAACGCGGTATGGACCTTGATATGGGCATCATGGTCCTGTTCGAGGAACACAGTGATCGGCTTGCCCGACATAACCATCTGGTTTTCGGTCACGGGGTCTGTGGATACAGCCTGTGCCTGACCTTGGATGATCAGATCCACGTTCTGCACGTTTAAAGCATGGAGCATCTGCCTATGGAGAAGTTCCATATTATACATGCCCGGAGGTGCATTCTGGGCAAGCTGCATCGCCGCCTGATACTGCATGACCTTCTGGGCCATTGTAGAGGCGTTCGGGTCCGAAACGGGGATGATATCAACCCGGTCATCAAAGTCCTGACCCCGACTTACAGGGGTGTTCTGGTCATCTGACGCAGCATACTCATAATCTGGACCCATATACTCCTTAACGACCTCAGCAATAAGTTTAAACTCTTTGCCAAGTGAGTCGTGAACGCGAGCCTGCACGGCAGACATCACCTTCATGGACCGCTCAAGGAGGGCTAGGGTAGTGCCGACAGGAGCTTCGGGGTT